CCCCCAGCGACCCAGCGCCTAAATCCATCATATGGTCATCCAGCATATGGGTTGACAATCCTACAAAAACAGCTATATAAGGTGACATGAAAGCAATAAAAAACTATATACAGTTTAACGCGGGTGCGGTGTATGGAAAATTAAAAGGCTATCTAATAGTCAAACTGCGTAGAAAGGAGAAACCATGAGTAAAAAAAATAATGGTGGTCTAACTACTATCTTAGGTCGTAAAATTGATTTTAAAAATGCAAAGAATCAAGTTGCGGTTAAAGTATTGTATGAAAAAAACCACTCCAAATTTACTTTACTAGATGATAACCGAGATATTGATAAAACACACGTAGCATTGTTAGTTGTGTCTATGAAAAAGAATGGACAGCTAATGCCTATTGTTGTTAACGAGAAACTAGAAGTGATCGAAGGACAACATAGGCTACACGCTTGTATGGAATTAGATATTCCAGTTGCCTATATTATCAGTATTAAAGCTTCAAGTAAAGATGTTGCTATAATGAATAACTCACAAAAAGGATGGAAAAATAAAGACTTTCTTAAACATTTTAGTCATAAAAATCATTCTAATTGTGCAGAGTATCGAAAGGTCAAAAGATTCTTTGATACTTATCCATTGCCATTTGCAATTGGAGTCATGCTGTTAGCCGGATGGAACAGTTATGAGTCTGGTAGTAAAGCGGGACCAATGCCATCGTTTAGAGATGGTACGTTTAAAATCAATGATCTATTAGATGCAGAGACAAAAGCTGGACAACTTGTTAAGTTGAAAAGTATAGTTCCACATCTTGTTAAGATTAACAAGTTCTGTGTTGCATTTTTAAGAGTGTCTAGATTAGATAATTTTTCTATCAAGACATGTTATGATCAAGTGGGTAAGAACTTTAATAAGTTCAATCATTGTAACAACCAAGAAGATTGGATTGAAGCGATGGTGACAGCGTACAATCATAAGTTAGTAACTAAGGGTAAAAAAGCCCATAAAAAAATCTCTATTAGAAAAGAGGGATTTTAAGGTAATGGGCCTTCTGAATAAGGAGGCCCATTAAAAATTATAGTGAGTTAAATATGAAAAAAAATGAAATAGTAATAATTTGGAAAAAAAATAAATTACCATGTGAAGATTGTGAAGTTATATTTAAGGATAAGTTTAATGAAGAACATAAGGTAGAACTAAGTCGATTGATTAGAGTTTTTAATAATAATATTTGGGAAAATAAGAAGAGCGTTAAATGATGAGTGATAAAGATTTAAAGGAATACGAAGATAATATTCGCTTGGTCCAAGGTATAAAATTAAGTGATAAATATAAATATATTCAAGGAAAACAGATCACGGACCATGGATCAGGGACCAGGGTCTATGATATAGTTGGTAGTAGACTTCCAAGCGTGACTACGATATTAGGGCGTACAAAAAATCAACAATTCTTAAAAGATTGGAAGGCCAAAGTTGGAGAAGAACAAGCAGAACGAATCAAGAATCATAGTTCTAAACGGGGAACTGCCATGCACAAATTCTTGGAATCTTATATACAAGGAGTTGGCTACGATGATCTTACAGGGATCGGACAAGAGGCGCGTCCCATGGCCGACAAAATTATTGAAATTGGTCTTACGCCGGTTGAAGAGTACTACGGCTCAGAAGTTATGCTACACTATCCTGGGTTATATGCTGGGTCTACTGACTTGGTTTGTCTTCACAATGGTTTAGAAACCATTGTTGACTTTAAGCAAGCAAACCGTCCAAAAAAAGATGAATGGATTCAAGATTACTACATGCAGATAGCAGCCTATGCTATGGCCCATGACTATGTATATGGTAGCCAGATTAGGCAAGGTGTTATCATGGTGTGTACTCCTGATTTGTATTACCAAGAATTTAAAATGCAAGACTCCGATCTAAGGCATTGGAAGCATGAATGGTTGAAGAGGATGAATAAATATTACGAAATATTACGTGATGAGAAGGAGCAGGCGAACGTCATGATGAATCCTGAAGACTTCTTTAATGGGGCATAAATGTGTTTGAAATGTGGCAAAAGTATGGCCAACGACACATTCTGTATATGTATGGAAAAAGTTTTAAAAAAAAAATAAAAAAGTGCTACGAAAAAAGTGTCAATCTGTCACTTTAGCTTAGAAGTGTTGGTATACAACAATAATGATTGCCAAATTGTGGAAATAAAAAGTGTCATGTGACAGATTATAGTGTCACATTGAGAGTAACCTGTGACAGAAGTGTACAATATCTCAGATTGCCCGCGCGCGAAGCGTTTCATTTTTTGTCTTTTTTTGATTTTTTTACCATACCTATACAGAATAGAATTTTTGAGATATAAGATGGGATGCCTAAGAAGAGAAGAAAAACTGTTGCCTCATTTGGAACTCCTGAAATACCATTCCCTAAAGTTAGGGTTGAATGGATTGATTGTGTGAGTGATTCCGGCTGGGCTAATGATAAGGAGTTTGATAAGATGTCTCTCGCAAGACCTATCAACGAGGGCTGGTTATATTCTAAAGATAAAAATTCTATTAAATTATTTGCTTCCTATGACAAAGAAGATGATGGTAGCTTTACTTTTGGTGATCGGACGATGATACCGAGACAGTGGGTAAGGAAGATTCAGAAGATTTAGGAGATTCAGTTGCTTCCCCTTCAACAGTCTTCATGTTCAACAGAGGTGCATAGTCGTCTAAAATTTGCTTCATCTTTGCTTCTAGTTGTTCTTCTGTCATATCCTCTAGCTTACCTGTCTTCACTTCTTTTCGGTCTATGTATAGTCCTGCTGCCTTTCCTCTACTTATTTCAGCGTTCACAGCAGAAGAGAAAGACCCTTTCTTCAAAGCAGCCTGTTTAATTCTATCTAATTCAGAAATATGTTTTGCATAAGTCACTTGATGTTTTTGTAATCTTTCTTCTTGTAGTTTACCAACATATGCTACAACTAATGGTGAGAGTCTAGGATTCATAAGTTCTGATCCTTCTTGTCTTGATCTCTTAGGGCTATAGCCAGCTAATGCCGCTGCCTCTCCTTGTGAAACTGGTCCGTCAGGTCCACCGAATACCATAAACTCGGCAAATCTCTTTTGCATTTCTGTCAATCTTTTAGGAACTCCCATGTTGACAATTTAGGGTAACTATCCTATATTGTCAATAGTTATGACAGACAATAAAGATGATAGAGGAGCAGGTGATTTAACCATGTTGATTGATCAATATAAAAAAGAGATATGGGCATGGAAACAAAAAGAGTCTGAATGGATTAAAACTGACAACCAGCTGCAGGGCAATAAAAGAATTATTGAAGAACTAACATCTAAACTAGTTGATCAAGAGAGACAGATTCAAGAGTTGAAACACGACAACAAAACTTACAGAGAAGAAATAGAAAAAGTTCTTGCACATAAAAACAAATGAGAGTAAGAGATTTACAGGAATTTTTATCTAAATTCACCGAAGCCAAAAAGGACGGAAGTCGTCAAGGTAATGCCATGAGTGATGCTGTTATCTTTGTGGAAAGAGATGGATTCCTAGAAGAAATTAAACGTATGGAAGTCCACGAAAATAGTCAAACAATCATTGGAGCGACAAAGAATCATCAGTCGCACAGGTTAGTTTTAAAAACAAAAACAGAAAGAAAAATTATTATTCCGGATAAACTACGTGCTGACGTAGTTTAAATGAACGACAATGTTCCCTCAAAAAATGTATGGGCCCAGAGGCTAAATTTCATAAAGAAATTAAAAGAAAACTCCCCGAGTTTTCATGGATTCGAATTGAAAATATTAGCTTACTTGGTACTCCTGATCTATTGGGCTGCAATACTTCTGGGCACTTTTTCACTGTAGAATTAAAAGTTACAAAGAGTAAAAAGATTAGATTTTCTCCACATCAAATTGCGTTTCACGTGGCACATCCTACCAACACCTTCATCTTGGTAAAGGCCCTTGGTCCTTTACCCATGAAAACTTTTTCATGGTCCATGTACCGTGGTTCCAGGATCAGGGAGCTTGCTGCTTGTGGCTTGAAGCTTGACGCTTGTGCCTCTACGCTTGCCGCTTGTCGCTTGATGCTTGAGAACCTGAACTAGGTTCTGGTTTAGGTTTGCTTGTGGCTTGACGCTTGGAGCTTGAAGCTTGTTGCTTCCTTCTTTCAGCCCTGAGGGCCTTGTAGTATTTCGGGTGTCTAAACATTTTAATGTTGGCCGTATGATATATTCTTTATTTCAGGATTCCAGCAATTTCTACAATCTTTGCATTGGTTGTCTTGCTTCGCGCTCGGACAGGTAGCCCCAGATGTGACAACGGTTGAAGTGTTGGGCCAGCTGTTGACTGGTCCCTGGTCAATCATTGGTGAAGAGAATCTAATTACCAGATTGGCAGGTGCCCTGTTGAGATGGTCCTTGACCCATGCTTCACGGGTCGGCATCCAGTGCCGCCTCGTGGGTGTTAACCTGCAGACCTCATATATTTTATTTAAATGCTCCAGGTCCTGTACATCTCCTGAATCGTGCCAGCGGAACACGTTCGACTTCTTGCTGTTGATCAGGTGAGCCATAGCCTGGACCCATTGCGGGCTTCGCACTGCTGCCAGTCTTTTATACTGTGCGTCCTGGACCACCTTAAACACGTAGCAGCCCTTCAGGGCATAACAGTCATAACAGACTGAGTCTTTAATCTGGCGCAGCTTGGCGCCTGTTTTGCATTCCTTGGCCGGCAGGCCTATTGACCAGCCCGGCATCTTACTTGGTTTACTAAGACCACCGACGATGGTCCATGCTTCTTCTGTTTTCATTTTTTATTTCTCCTTTATAATCCTATTGTAGCTTGACGCTTGCTGCTTGTCAATTGCTTGTTGCTTGATGCTTTTAAAAAACTTCTCACAGCTGGCCAGGTAAGCCCGCGGCAGCTCTGAATGCGGCCGCAGGAAATAATGTGTTAAGTCGTTGTGTTTAATGTTTCTTTTTTTCATACTTCGCCATATCCTGTTTTACTAACTTCAGGATCTCTTCCAGAGCGTCTGCTATTCTTTTTAATTGTGTTGTGTCCATAATTTCTCTCTTTCTAAATCCTTTATAATCCATGATTCAGGGTTTGTCAAGCTTGAAGCTTGTGGCTTGCTGCTTTTTTCTTTTTGTTATTTAGAATGATTCTAATCTGCCGCTTGCAGCTTGAAGCTTGGCGCTTGTAGCCGTTGGCCAGGAGCCAGTCAGCGTGCATCTTGAGAATATTAATTCCATAACTTTCTAATTGTCTGCTCATAATTTTTGATCAGTTGTTGTCCTGTGCAGGCGGACTACTCATTCTAGCTTTGTAGCCATGTCGCACGTACATTGCAACCTGAACTATAGTGGGTCAATTCCCACAGCAACAACACACTGATCCCAGATCCTAGCGTGCTATAATCGTCATTATAGCTTATCCTATTTTTATGGGCTAGGATCAGGGATCAGGCCCGGCCGATCTTCAGGCCAGAGGCCAATGTTATTTCAACCTGATCCCAGATCCATGTAGTAAAAGGGTATCCCTTGCGCATCTGCTAACACATGGATCAGGGATCAGTCGTGGTGGTTTAACTTTATAACTTTCAGTCACCACGCTTGATCCCAGACCCAACAGACTGCGTTTATACCTCTAGGGTGCATCGTCCCCTTGATATCAAAGGTTGTTAGGTCAGGGATCAGTTCTGGCTCATGACACGAAGACGTGCATTGCAGGTGTGACGTACCACAACCAGAAGTTGTCCCAATTCTTCCCACCAATAATTCTATAGATTATGGCAGTAATAATTATTCCTATATAATCCTATTGACAAGTAATGTCAAGTGTTATATAAAATAAAAATATGACAGATAAAGAAATGATTAAATATTTAAGAAAGCAATCTAAAATGTGGGAAAAAAACTACGGAGTGATTGGTAATAAATATTTGAAACTTTATGCAAAATATAATAAACTCAAAAATAGAAAGAGAGGATAAAATGAGTAGAATAAGACTAAACCAAGAGTATCGAAATAAGATTGCTAACAGAATGAGAGTTCATTTAGAGCAAGAAGATACTGTTGAAAAAAAAGAGTATGACAGTTTGAAAGCAGATCAAATTGACATAAACGATAATGCGTGGAACTTGGCACATAAAATAGTTAGACGACAATATCCTGAGGAAGATGTTAAACTTGCACATTATCTTCAAAACAAATATCAGAATGTAAATACAATTGCTCCTGATAGCTGTTTCCATTTTCATTATATGGGAATGGTTGAAGATAGAGACTATGACAACAATCCGATAATGAAAGAAAAGGCAATCGAAAAACATTTTGATTTTAGATTGAATGGTAGTATCGAGGGCGATAGCAATAGTTATTCAAGCGATAAAAATTATGGCTATGCTCTTTATCGAGACGAGATAAATGCCCAAGAGGGTTGCAACGCAGATATAAATATCGAGCAAGAAAATAATAAAAGCAATCCACATTTAACTAAATTCCAAGACGCAAATAATAAATATCTTAGAGCTGACGAGGACGATCAAGGATATGGGAAACAATGGAACGATAAATACAAACTTGATTTAATTGGTCGAGAGTATTGTCGAGACAGATCGATTGCATGTTCTAAGGAGGAGTTTATGATGTTGGAAGATTGGAAAGCTCAAAAAGGTAAATTCGTTATATCTCATGCTAAATGGATTAAATCTATTTTAAACCAAATGAAAGAAATTAAAATTGGTTTAAAGGGATATAAATATTTAGACGAGGCGATTGAACTTTGTACTGAACTTGGATTAAATGTTCAAGAGGCAGAAATCATAAGAACTAACTCAACGGGTTTAACAATCTACAATCCTAAAAATCTTGCTGATAGAATAAAAGGAATGAAGAACAAGAAAGAGCAAACGAGGGAGGAAAAAATAGCCGCTAGAATGTTGTACGAGCAACAACAAAATGAAAGTGTAAATTAACACTTGACAATGGGATAATTCTATTATAGGATTATCCCATTAACAGAAAGAGGAAAGATGACAAAACAAAACATAAAATACTTTAGTTGGTATGCTAAATCACGACAAGAGTTTATAAACTGTCGTGGAGTTGATGAACACCAATACTATGACGAGTGGAGTGGAAAGTTTAAAACATTTGTTTCTAGACAATGGACAGATTTAAAAGGTTTTCCATGTTATAACTTTTGGGACTTGGACGCAGAACACCCAAGAACTGCGGTTAATTATTCTGTGAGGAAAGCATGACACAATTAGATGATAGTCACGATTTATTACACGCACAAAATAAAGATAGAATATATCAACACAATAAAATCTTGGACAAGTTAGAACAAAGAATATCTAAACTTGAAAAGGTTTTAGAAAGCCATGCTAAATGCATTGGGGAATTGAGGAGTAAAGATGAGTGATTATAATTGGTGTCACAGTCCGAATTGCCATAAGGTTGAAACACTATCAAGGGTCCGAGGAACAGGGACAAATAAAGTTTTAAGAACTAGAAAGATTAGAGTTTATAATCCTAATGATCTAGGTGTGTGGGATTACTTTTGTAATCAAAGCTGTTTATTTGGTTTTATAAGTCATTACTTAAATGAAATGGTAAATATAAATCCTGTTAAAAAGCCGAGCGAAACACCGATTAAGATTACAACACATACTTTTGACATGGGTTATCGACAGGGACAGACATATAAAACAATAACAACGATTGACAATGATTGATCTATCCCATATGATCCATGATATGAATAATATGAAAGTAAAACAATCAGTAGAATACAATGGCAAGAGATATACTCTACCATTTTTAGTAGCTAAGGAATCTCTATCTACTGAAGAAGACACAGTAAGAAATAGATTTGGTGGCGAGTCGTGTACATTGCCAGCATTTGCTATTGCTGTGTATGATGTAATCATTGGCTCTGAAATGTTAGGTGATTATAAAACAGTAAGACAAGGTTTAGATTGGTTTAGTAGAAATTTTACTAAACAATACATGGTCTTGCTAGACTGAGTCATCAACCACAGGTTGTGGCGCTAACGCGCCACGCCTTATTTATCTAATAGAGATACTAAACCCAATCCGAATAAACTTCGAAACATATAAAGCGATTCCCCTTTAAATAAAAAGGGGTCCCACTACTCTGGGTTGTATTGCTTGATTTAGAGAGTTAATGGTGGTAAAAAACTTCGTGAACACTTAAAAGGTGCAAAAAATTTTAAAAATTTTTTATGAATTTGAATGATATAGATATAAGAAAGCTCCCTGCCGACGTTAGAAAAGAACTTCTTCAATTACAAGTAATGATGGCGGAGAAAAAAATTAAAAATCGTGCTAAAGACGATTTCATGTCCTTCGTCAAAGCTGTGTGGCCCGAGTTCATTGAAGGACCGCACCATAGAGTGGTTGCTAAAAAGTTTAATGACCTAGCAAAAGGTAAAATTACCCGACTTATAATCAACATGCCACCAAGACATACAAAATCTGAGTTTGCATCTTTCTTGCTACCAGCGTGGATGGTGGGCCGTACTCCAAAATTAAAGATTATTCAAGCAACTCACACCGGAGAACTTGCAATTAGGTTTGGTCGTAAAGCTAAAACACTAATTGATAGTGCTGAATATGCAAAAATTTTTGATACAAGACTTAGAGAAGACTCTCAAGCTGCTGGACGTTGGGAAACTGCGCAAGGTGGAGAGTACTTTGCTGCTGGTGTTGGCGGAGCCATAACAGGTAGAGGTGCTGATCTACTAATTATTGACGATCCACACTCTGAGCAAGATGCACTTTCACCAACTGCTATGGAAAATGCGTACGAATGGTACACATCAGGTCCACGTCAGCGTTTACAACCAGGCGCAAAAATAGTTTTAGTAATGACTAGATGGAGTAAAAAAGATTTAACAGGAATTTTACTAAATAATCAAAAAGAAATTAAAGGAGATCAGTGGGAAGTGGTCGAATTTCCAGCGATCATGGACCACGGAGAGAAAAAAGAACCTGTTTGGCCACAATATTGGAATTTAGAAGAATTAGAAAAGGTAAAAGCAACATTACCCGTTGGAAAATGGAATGCACAGTGGATGCAACGTCCAACTTCTGAAGAAGGAGCCATTTTAAAACGAGAATGGTGGACCAAATGGGATAAAGACTACTTACCGACGTGTAATTACGTTATTATGTCGATGGATACCGCATTTTTGAAAAAAGAGACTGCTGATTTTAGTGCAATAACGACTTGGGGTGTATTTTACCCAAATGAAGACTCAAAACCAAATTTAATTTTGCTAGATGCGATCAAAGAGCGTTATGAGTTTCCAGAATTACGTAGAGTTGCTCTTGAGCAGTATAAATATTGGAATCCGGACATGGTTATCGTCGAACAAAAGGCATCTGGAACTCCATTGACCCATGAGCTTAGACAGATGGATATTCCAGTTATGACCTTTACACCAAGCCGTGGTAATGATAAACATGTTAGAGTAAATTCATGCGCACCGTTATTTGAGGCAGGAATAATTTGGGCCCCTGATAGAAAGTTCGCAGAAGAAGTCATTGAGGAATGCGCGTCATTTCCTTTTGGCGATCATGATGATTTAGTCGATTCTACCACTATGGCCATCATGCGATTCAGGCAGGGCGGTTTCTTACCCCATCCAGAAGATTATGAAATAGAAAAAACTGAAGCTAAGAAGAAGGAGTATTATTAATGTCAAAATTATCAGGAATATTTTCACTTAGAAATTTTGTTAAAAAACAACTTATGGAAACCAATAAATCCGGTATTATAAAATTTCCTGATAAAGGTAAAGTTGATTTTGGTGAAATGATGATTAGAGAAGAACTTTTTCTAAGAGGTATTGATCCAACTTTAATTAAAGATGAAAAAGTATTAGAAGGTATTTTAAACACACCAATTGTAAAACCAAAAGTAGCACCTAAAAAACCTGGTGAAGTTATTGAAGTAGACTTTGATAAAGGTAGATGGAAAGATACGGAACCAGAAAAATTTTTCTACGGAGGTTTTGTAGAACAACCAGAATTAGGACAAACAGCACATGGTAGTGAAGCTCTAGCAAGTAGAACAAGATTAGCAGCACCTGGTTCTACATCAACGACATCAACAGGATTAAATTATTTACTGGCTGAAGATAATGACAACCAAAGAGTTCCTTTTTCAAAAGGTAAAGGTGTAGATTTATTACGAAGAGGATTTTTAAAAACTATGGGAGCAGCTGGTGCAGGTATCGCTGCACTTAAAACAGGATTATTAGGACTTGGTAAAGGCACAACAAAACAAGTTGCAAAAGATTTAACACAAGTTCCAATTGGAAATCCACCAGGCATGCCATCATGGTTCAAGCCTCTTGTAAATAGAGTTATTAAAGAAGGGGATGATGTGACTAAGAAATTTGCAACGAAGGAAAGAGAAATTGTTCACACTAAAAAAATAGATGATGTTGACGAAGTTACCGTCTATCAAGATTTAGATACTGGTAATGTTACAGTAGAATATGGATATCATTTAACTGATGATACAGGAAAAGTTATCCGTGCATCAAATGATCCCGAGGTTATTCATTTATCATATAAAGCGTCTGAAGAAATACCAACTAAAAAAGGTTCAACTAAAACTAAAGAAGAATTCTCTGCTGTAGAATCAGAACCAGAAATTACTAATTTTGACGGTGATATTGAAATGAGTGGAGTTAATGAAGTCAACAAGGTTGATGATTTAATAACAGATACAAGTAAATTGCAAAAATATGCAACTGGTGAAAAATTAACTATTAAAGAATTATCTGAAAGTATGAAAAAACAGAAATACAA